CGCCGGCCTCGGGCAGATAGCAGGCGTCAAAGGGTGCGGTGGTCTGGCAGAGCGGACCCGGGCGCTGATCGACCAGCACCTAGACCGGATGGCGCTGGCACCGCTGCCAGGGCGGCGGGCGCCGCCGAAGCGACTGCAACGCGAATAGGGTTGTGTGCTTCCAGGCATCGGGACTGCTTCGCGGGTGGCGGGGCTAACCCTCCTTGAGCCACCATTCGAGAATTTCGATTTTCGCCTATAGATAGAATTTAGGCCTAATAACCGGTATGGACTTCGTATCAATACGAAGGCTTCAGCAACGTGTCAGCAACGCAGCGCCCTAGGCCATCTGGGCATCGATCCTTCTGGAGGTCGGAGGCTAACAGCCTCCTGGGCTCACTGCTCAATCAGGCGATGGCCCTCGGCCTCTTGGCTCTGCTTTTCGCCGGCATGTTCCTGTATGAGCACGGTGTGCCGGTGTGGGTGCTGATTATCGGCGGGCTTGCCTGCGCGTTAAGTCTCAACCTCCTACAGCGCCAATCATTTCGAGCTTTTGCACGGAGAAACCCGCGCCGCTGAAGTCTCCTTCAGTCGCGAGCAACGCAATCGCTCATGCGCCGGAAGCAACTGCCCGGCAGGAATACCGGGCATTGCAAACTACTTCTTTGGCGGGTCGTTATCGCGCCCGCCACCTGACGGGTTTCCTGTTTGGCTTGGATAACCTGCGGTACCCTTCCCACTGCCCTTGCTATCGCCGCTGCTCTTTCCCATCGCCTGCCTCCATGATGGCTTGCCAGCCGGCGCCATGCCGGCTCGCGGTTGTCACGATAAAGAACGCGGAGAAAGGCATCCACTCAGGATGTATAGATAGGAGTGGTTCATAAGGTCCGTAAACGCCGGTTAGCGGACGGAGTTACAGAGGTAAGGGGCAGCGACAAAAGAGACAGCGGGTCACACTATTCCGTGACCTCAAACGAAAACTATTCTCATAGATACGAATAATTAACAATTTAGGTCACAGCAGCAAGTCTTTGAAAAATCTAGAGTAGGTTCCGCTAACCTAGAGAATGACACTACTTAAGCCTTATCTAAGTCACTGAATAGGCTCTGATAAAACCCAAGCCGCCGCCATTAAAAATGAATTGGGGGCATTCCTATGCCTTGGGGCGCTTCCTACATGAACAAGTGGAGACGCCGGCTTGCAAGCAAAGCAAGCCGGAACCCGCGCCAACGGGCTCCGGTATCATGCTGAAAAGTGAGGAAAACCGATGATTCGTTTTGTAGTCGTATACATCGACCTTAACTTAGTCGATCTCTTGGTCAACGCTTACCAGCGCATCCGTCGGCGTTATTACCCGTCGGAGTAACCTGAACTGATGGTCTGGCAGGGGTAGGCCCTGCCAGGCCGTTAGCTCCTCTAACATGTAAGAAAAAACTCGCATCGCTCAAGCCCTATTCTGCCAACAAGGGTGCGGGACGCAGCATTGCTTACACCCTCCCCGGCTAACGGGCGGAATACAGGAAGCGGACCAATCGCTAATCCGTCTTATCGTGCCTGCCGCTTTGCCGGAGTCGCGTTGCCCCGATGCCGGCAACCGACTTCTTCCTTCCCAAGCAATTTCCACGGTAGAGGCGGGGCTACCCGGTTGGCGTTCCCGGCTCTGCTCGGCAAGATCGCCACGGCCCTTGCGCCAAATAGGCGAGCTGCTCTTTCACGGAACGCACTGGCGATTGGATTTTGGGGTTATCCACAGCCTTCCTAAATTCTCTTAGGGGTTTGGCGATAAACTCTGAACGTCTTGGCTGACGTTCTGAGAACAGAACATAGTCGTAGCAAAATCGCATCGATCCATGGGCGTAGCGCAGGAAACGCCTGCGTTTCAGCCAACCGTCAGCCGCCAGCCGGCGCGTGGATGGCCCCACGATGCCCAGGCTTACACCCGCCTTGGCGGCGATGGCCCGGTAGCCCGGATCGCAGCGCCCGGACGCGCCATTGTGGAAGTCGAAGGCCAGGGCGCCATAGACCGCTGCATCGCAGGGGGTAATGGCGAGGCGGCGGCTTCCGTCACCCAGGCGCGGGCGGTCTAGGGCGCGGCGCTCTAGGGCGTCCAGGTGGGCGCGGCGTGCCGCAATCGATAATCCAGGCATCGGTCAGGTTTCCCCAGCCGAGGCGATCAAAAAGGCGCACGTCCCCCACAGCTCCCGAAAGGGGCTTGAACGATTCACGGTGCTAGTGGATGATCCCGTTTAGGTCTTTCGGGGCGTCAGGTCGCCAAACCTGTCATCCAATAGTCTGTTGAGAGCGGTGGGGGCGGCCTTCGGGTCGCCTTTGCTGTTTCTAGGCTCCTCCGTCGCGGGATGCGGCGAAGCCGCCAGCGTGCCGCGCAAATCCCTGTTTTGCAAGGCGTTGCCGCGAAACCCTTACGTTGGCACACATGGTCAGTGTCAGGCTTTCCAGAATTCCTCAGCGGTCCAGCCACTTGCTGCGCACGACGCTTGGAAGCCCCGCCGGTAGCGCCTCGCCGCGCAGCTCGGCTTGCCGGCGGGCAGGCGGGACACCCACCAGGGCGCGGGCGGCCAGGGCATAGACGCAGCAATCCAGGGCCTCTGCCATCCGGCCCGGCAGCCGCGCCCATTGGGTGATCGGCTGGCCTCGCGAGTAACGCACCACGCGACGCTCGCTGGTGAGCTGTAGCAGCCATTCCAGGGGCAGCGCATCGCTGTAGCGGAACGCCTGCTGGCGCGTCAGGCGGTCGTGGATGCGCGCCTTAGCCGCGTCCACCCCTACCAGCCATAGCCGGACGCGCTTGGATTCGGATCGCGTCACCAGCGGCCGGGCGCCGGGCACGCCCTTGATGGCTGCCAAGACGGGATGGGTGCGGCAGAACAGCGCAACGCGGTCCTGCATGTTGCCATCGCCCGCGTCGATAGCCGTCATGCTGCGGCCGATGCTGGCGCCGTCCTCGCGCCGGTACATCTCGCGCAGGAAGTCCGCCAGATCGTGCCACACGGTATCGCGCAACGGGTCGCCCACAAAAATCCGATGATCGAGCACGCACCACGCGTCGTCGCCAGCGAAACCCACGGAAGTAACTTCCACCCGGTCGCCTTGCACGTCTACGCCGCTGCAAAGGAAGATCACTTCGGCCGGAATCGCAGCGAGACTTATTGGCGCGGCCATCGCCGCGAGGCCCGTGGGGTCTAGGGACCCCTCGCGGTCCTCGGTATCCCACGATTCTCCCAAAATCGTATTCACGAAGGTCCGCAGTCGATCAGGCGTCTTTTTCGCGTCCAGGAACTCGGCGGCCAGCTTGGGCCACGCGGCGGCAGGGTGTGGCGCGGCCAGAGCGGAAATGCGGAAGCCCGCGTGGCCCTTCACATGCGGCGCACATGCTCGCCAGCGCCCGCCAGCCACCATCCCGGCCTTGCGCTCCTCGCCGTGCAGCACGCCGCAGCTCGGGCAGGCCCAGGCGGCTTCCTCGGGGCGCCCCTCGGACCAACGGATGGAAGCCCAGGTGATCTCGTGGAAGTCGCCACAGCTCGGGCACGGCACCTCGAAGATGCGCTTGTCGCTGCGCTCATATTCAGCGGCGATGAAGCTGCCAGTGGATGTGGTCGGGGTTGAACCGCGAATCAGCTTCCTATTGCCGAATGACATGCTTCGGCGTTCGGCCAACAGGTGAGCGTCCCCCTCCCGTGTGGGCTCGAAGGCATCCGCCTCATCGGTCAGAATGACTCTGGCCGTGTGGGCTCGAAGGTTTCGGGGCGCCCGCGCCGATACCACGCGCAAGCTGCCGCCGGGGAAGCGGCGGAAGGCGAGGGTGTCGCGGCTGCCAGCGGTGCGATCCACGGCCAGAGTCTTCCGCAGCAGAGGCGATGCCTCGAACACGGGTTCGATTTGCGTCGTGATGAAGCTGCGCACGTCGCTTTCCGTCGGCAGCACCGCCAAAATGCTTGTTGGGTCGGTCCGGACAAAATGCGCCAACACGCCCGCAAGCAATGTGCTGTAGCCCGTTCGCGCGGCCTTCAACACGGTGACACGCTCAATTCCCGGATCGGCCATGGAATCGGCAATCCCGATTTGGAATTTCCACAACCGGATTCGGCCGGGTGCGGCTGCCAGCCCAGGGGGGAGGGATAGATTGGCCTCGATCCAACGTGAAAGCGGCATCCGCTCAGGCACCCGCAGCAGCGACAGAGCCTCGGCACGGATCGCGTTCAGGCGCGGGCGCCAGTGGATATCCCGGTACATCACTCGATATTCCGGCACATCACAGCGCGTCCTCCGCCAGCTCGGCCAGGGCATCGCGCAATTCGCGCTCCAAGTCCGCGATCATTGCCGGGTGCCCAGGGTGGGCAGCCGCGAGGCGGGCGGGGATCGCCAGCAGTGCGGCGCGTATGCCGGTGCATATGCCGGCCCATTCCCGGGCCACAGCCACAGCCGGCAGCAGCTCGCCGGATTCCTGGCGATTAATTCGGGCTGCCCGGTCGGCTTGTTCGGCCAGCAGGCGGGCGCGTTCCGCCGCAAGGGTTCCAGGGGGGCGGGAGATAAGCACGGATTGCCCGGATTCCGGGGATTCTAGCCCGGTCTGGCGCCTTGGGGGCAGTCGGGGCGCGGAAGGCCGCTTCAAGCCGTCAGGCGCGGCGATTTTGGGGATGCGGCGGCTGGGCATGATTATATCGTCACCGGGAGGAATCTCATGGGCTCTTCGCCACCCCCCGACCCCACGCCGGCCCGGACAGGACCCGTAAACTGTAACGATATACCCAGCAGGGGGGCGCCAGCAGGGGCGCGACTGACACTGCTGACACTGGCTGACGGCGGATTCCCAATTAGCCGTAATAGGGCTACAGGTATCTGTATCGTATCGAATAACTCTGTATGTCCTAGTTTATGGTTTTCCAGTGTCAGCAGTGTCAGCCATCCTTGAAAGCCACGGATTCCCTGGGTTTCAGGCTGACACTGGCCGGCGTCATCCGCAGCGTCATCCAGTGTCATCCGGCCACTCATAACGCCCCCGCGCCAGAATGGGTGGCGTGCTCCCACCAGCGTTCGCGCTCACTGCGCTTTTGCACCCACCCCGCCCGGGTCAGGCATTTGCTGATACGCTGATTTGTTAGCGGGTTGATCCGTTCCGTGGAGATGTGCAGCACGTCCCGGGCAATCTCCAGCGATGTGACCCGCGCCGGAGGGATCGGGATCGCATCGGGAAAGCTCGCCGGGTCTCGCCCGTCCAGATACTCGCGGATAAGGTCTTCCCATGGGTCCGCTTCGTACCGGGCTTCCTGTTCCACCTCGATATATCGGGCCTCGAAATCTCGGTTAGGCCACCAGGGCTCGCCCGCGCGGTAGGCCGTCACGGCCTCAGCAAACAACTCATCCCGGTCACGGGTAAGTGCGTCGGTGTCCATCATGCCCACCTTCACCGGCCAGAACCGCCGGCCACCCGTGCTGTCCTTCAGGTAGCCGTTGCCCTCGGGATTGGTGGAACCGATGAACACGCATTGGCGCGGCTCCTCCACCTCGCGGCGGCCGAACTTGCGCGTGTATCGCTCCACCTGCCGCGTGATGAACGCCTTGAGGGATGAGCTTTCCGCCCTGCCCATGGCGTGCAGCTCGGGAATCTCGATTAGCCATTTACCGTTCAAGTGTTGTGCCACTCGCACGGGATCGCCGTGCAGCTCAGGCAGCCCATCCGAAAACCAGAGGCCACCCAGGATGCCGCACGCAGTGCTTTTTCGTTCGCCTTGCGCGCCTTCCAGCACCGGCATGTAGTCCACCTTGCAGCCGGGCCGGTAAATGCGCGCGGCCATGGAAATCAGAAAGCAGCGCCCAACGGCGCGGGTGTAGGGCGTGTCCTTCGCACCTAGATAAGTGGTCATCCATGAGTCCATGCGGGGCACGCCGTCCCAGGCCAGCCCGTCCAGGTAGTCCCGCACGGGATGGAAGGCGCCTTCCTTAGCGCATCGGTCTACGGCCGCCTTCGCTTCGGTCGCCGGCAGCGTCGTCAGTCCGGCCGCTTGCAGATATTCCCGCAAGCCTGTCTCGTCATCGTCGGTCAGCCGGCGGGGCGTGAAGCCTGGCGGCTCCGCTTCATCGATATTGAAGCGCGGCACGGGACGCATGAGCATGGTGGCCTGTTCCATCTCATCGAAGGCCACGATCCCAGACAGCTCGGGGTCCTCCCGCAGCATCCAGAGCGCGTTGTGCAGGTTGGACAGGGGCTTGTCCTTGCTGCTCATCAGCAGATTGCCTAGACGGTCCCAGCATCGCCGCAGCGCGCGTTCCCCCTGCTCGGCAGCGATTCCGGCCGTCAGGGGGCGGGCTTCGGCCTCGGCTCGGTACTCCTCAAAGCTGGCGCCCATCCGCTTCATACGAACCGTGAGGCGGGCAAGGTCGCCGCTGCGCGTGGTGTCGCGGGTTTCGGTCTTTACCGCTGCGGCAGGCTTTGCGGCGCCGCCTGCTTTCTTCCGGGGTGTCGATTTGCCGGCAGGCTTGCCCAGGGCTTCCGCGTCCAGCTCATCGGCCGCGTCGATGTAGCGCCCTTCGCTCAGCACCGCGCGGTGCGCTGCATTCCCTTCCACGCTGCCGTAGAAATACGCCTGGGACAGCGCGAAGCTCTCGCCGCTCAGCACGCCACCCAGCACACCATTCGCGCGGGCCACTAGTGCCGCCCGCCGCTCAGGCGGCAGCCTGACGGATGTGGGGCAGAACACGCGCCAGCGGGGTTTATCGTCGGTGTGGCTTGGTGAGGTGCAGACTAGGGCAGCGAGGCGGGCCGCGCTTAGCCGGTCGCGTGCTTCCTCCATCGGCATTGCCTCGCCGTCATAGTCGCCCTCGATGCCCTCGATGCCCAGCACATTGGGGTCGTGCCGCAGGCTACCCTTGTCGCTCAGCCGATCGCCAAACACGGCCAGCTTGATCCAGGGCAACTTCTCCTTGATGGGCGCCTTCCGGGCCAGGATTGCCCCTACCAGGGCGCGCAAGGTGATGGTGTGTTCCGACTTGCACTTAGCCCAGGCGTCTTGGAATCGGGTGGCGGTCAGAGGCCGATCCAGCGCATTCGGGGCTTGGGTTTGGGGCGCCAATGCGCTATGCATATCGGGCATCTTGCTTCCAGTGTCTTCCTGCCGCCCGCCGGTTCGTCCCCGGCGGGCGGTTCTAATTTCGGGCTTAGCCGAAGGCGCCGTTCAGCCTGACGGCAACGGTGGGATCGGCGGCGGCAGCGGCCTCCACCACGACGCCAATCAGCAGCTCGCCAGCGACGCTCACAGCGCCATCCGTCCATGACACGGCATCGCCCACGGCCAAGGCCGCAGCCGTCTTCGGCAGGCGGTAGACGCCAAGCACGCTCAGGTCCATCGGCTCGCCGGTAGCCGCGTCACCATTGGCGACGCCGAAGATGGCGCCGACCACCACGCCTTGACCCGACAGCACGTCGGCGGGCGCGGGCAGGGTCAGAGTGTGACCGGGTTGGATAAAGTTACGCATGGCTTATCGACCCTTGCTGCTGGTGAATCTGACGGTGTGAATGTGCGGGCGGGCGCCTGCCGCCATGGCGCGTTCGGCCGCGGCGATGGCGGCGGCCATCTCGGAATCGGATTTGAACACCACGACTTCGCCGTTCGCGTCCCGCACTTCGCGGATGTTCTTCATCCGCGCCTCGAACAGCTTGTCGCGCCATTCTTCAACGATGTGCGAATAGAGCGGCATTACAGCTCACCATCGCCCGGCACCCGGTAGATGCCGCGCCAATCGATGGCGCCACAGCCGAAATCCAAAACCACACGGAATGAACGACTCAACCGTTCCCAGCCATCCTGGGACGAAATCTGCGGACCGGGCGCGGCGCCGAGGTACGCGATTTCCAGCGTCGGCATCGTCGCGGGATCGGCCACGAGGAACCAGCCGCCTTCAAGCCGGGGCTCCACCAGGAGCGTCAGCTTGCCGCTCCACACGGACACGTCCCCGGTCGTGGCGGCGGACAGCGCCGTAAGCAGCTTCTCACCTTCGGTTTCCAGCGCGGCGGACACAACCAAGTAGCGGGGAACCGCGCCAATCGGGGCGACGCCATCCAGGCCGCGTTGCATCCGCATTGCCAGCCGGCCGGTGCTCAAGGTCGCGTCGGATGGCGCGACATAGGCGGGTGCGGAGTTGCCATGGCCGGTTGCGAACAGCCGCAGCCCGTCGCCCATGATGGGGCCAAGGCCGCCCGCCTCCGTCAGCAGAGCCACAAGCCGGTTAGCTTCGGTCACAGCGGCAGCGCGGCCCATGAGAGCCGTGAACTGGCCGAAAGCGCCGATATCGTCATTCACGATGGCGCGGCGCGTGAGGTCAAAGCGTCCGGCGAAGGTTTTGATTTCGTAGCCTTCCTTCGCCTCGCCAATCGTCATGGCGGTGATCTCACCAGCCTCGGTGACAGGCCGTAGGTCCTGGAACTCGCCAACGCGAAGCAGGGACAGCGGGCGGAAGTCAGTGGCAGTGCGTTGCCGGGCCAACGCCTTCAGCGGCGAGGCGGCGGCCTGATAGCTCGGCAGCAGCACGCGGTTGCCCGCACCCGTCAGCAGCTCGGGGAAGTCGCTCGTGGTATGCAATGCGCGGGTCAGCAGTTCCTCCCGCCCCAGCCGCGCCACAGGCTCGCCGCGCGCCATCAGCAGCGTGCGGGCGCAATCCGACAGCCCGTAGCCCGCGAACGGCCGCGCCGCGTCGGACAGCGTGACGCTGCCGGGCGCCATGCGGTGCGCCATCGCTTCAGCCATGCGCGTCATCAGCACGGCCGGGTCGTCATGGGACGGCCCTACCTCTGCCCGCTGCGTGCGGATGGTGGTGGCACCACGCGCCACCACGGCATCCAGCACGGCGCCGCGCGCTTCCTCGATTGAAGCCTCGCGGTCGGTTAGGTCGTCGGCAAAGGCGGTGCCCAGGCCCGTACTGGCGACTAGCGAACGGATGGAACGGTTCACGTCTACCCGCGTGATGATGGCGGGCTCAGTGGTGATGGTGTCTTCGGCCATGGCCTCATTCCTCGAAGATCGGATTACGGCGCCTGCGTCGGCAGGCACCGGGACTAGCGAACATTCCCGCAGCTCCCAGCGGATGGCGGTGCGGACGCGCCCGCCCGTGGTTGGGTCCTTGGAATCGGCCCAAGCCGAAACGCGATAGCCAATCGAGACCCCGCCGATTTCGCCGCGCTCAATCATGTCAAGCGCGTCGGGATTGCTGACGTGAAGCAGCCCCGTGACGCAGCCGGGCTCATGGCGGATGTCGGAAACCCGCCCCAGGATGTCGCGGATGCTGGATTGTCTGTGTGCATCCAGTAGAGGGATGCGCGATCCGGCTTCCACGTTCTCAGCGCCGATTGCCAGCTTCTCGACAAATCCGGCGCGAGTGACGGGTGCGCCCGTGCTCAAAACCACCCGTACCGTGCCGCGCGCGCGGTCCAGCGTGGATGGCGCCAGTGCCATGCGGCGCGTCAGTAGCTCAGTTGCGGCGTAGCTCATCGGCCAGCTCCTCCGCCCGTGTGGCGCGGCGTAGCGCGGCTTCGCGGGGCGTCTCGCAGCGTTGCTGCTGCGGCACTGGCAGGCGCTGCGGCGGCTGGTGCGACTGCCCCCGCATGGCGCGGCGCTGCGGTGCCGCGTTGGCGGTGTGATGGACGAACCGGACTCCCGGCATTCATAATTCCCCTCGGCTGAATATCTCGGCTTCGCTCATGCCGGCGCGGACTTGCGCTGCGGCGTGCCGTAGGTAGCGGGGCGCATCGCGGGCGAACGTCTCCAGGGCGGTGGCTAGATCGCCGCAGGCGGCATCCACCACGACGCTGCTGCCATGCTCCAGGCTGATCGCCAGGACATAGACCGGCGCCGGCCCTTGCAGCCGCGTCAGATCCAGCGTGACGGTGGGGCGGCTATGTCCCATCAGCCGGGGCCTTCGCTGGCACGCCGAAAGCCAATCCAAGCGCGGCCTCGCGCGCTCGATCAGCGGCGATTTCGCGGTCTAGGTCTTCGATGGAGAGTCCCTGTTGCGCCACGGCCATGCGGCGCGACATAAGTCCGGCGGCGAGCATGGCCGAAGTCGCGTCAGCATCCTTGCTGGGATCGATTCCCGGCATCGGCGGAAAGTGCCACTCAGCGGACAAGTAGGGCTCGGGGTTTTCCTCAAAGCCGGGTGCGTCAATCTCGCCGCGTAGCACTAGCGACAGGACGAACCGGCGATACACCGGGCGGAGGAGTTGATGCGCGACGATGCCGTATTGGATCGCCTCGATTCTCTGCTTGAAGGCGGCCGTGGCAGCGCGAAGGCTACTATAATTCGCCTGCGAAACGTCACCCGTTAAAAGGTGTTCGGGCACACCCAGGCCGGCGGCGATGGCGCGCAATTGGCTTCTCGCGAACTCCGCACCCTGCTGCATCGCTGCCGGGTTGGAGAATCGCACGTCTTGCCCGGGGCCAAGGGTCCGCATGACGCCCGGTTCCAGGCTCACATCCAGCGTCCCGCCGGTCTGTGTCCCGTCGAAGACAGGCGCACCAATCGGGCTGTTCTGGTCAATTATGAAACCGCATAGAAGTGCCTGGGTCTTGGCGGCTGTCAGCGCGGCATCGCTGTACTGGTCGTGTTCGTTCAGCAGCTCCAGCACGGGCGTAAGCCACGACATGCCGCGCACCATGCCGGGCGACAAAGGCTTGTAGAGATGCACCACATCCTCGGCAGGCACGCGCACCGCTGGGGCGTAGGTGTCCCAGGCGGCGGCCGGATTGGATGGGCGGATATGGTAGGCGACGCGCCTGCCACTGGAGTCCAACTCCACCCCCGCGATGATGCGGGCGCCGCCTCCCAGCTCTCGCGTGTCGGCTAGGTCTAGCAAGTCAGGCGGTAGAGCCTGAATCCGCAAGCCGTCCGGGGTGTCGATCAGCCGGGCTACACCATCGCCGTACTCCACCATGGACTGCACGAGTTGGGCTTGCAGGCCCTCAATGGGCAGGACGCCATCGGCATCCGCCTTACCTGCCCAGGTGTTCCAAGCCGTGCCGATGGCGGCGCGTGTCGCGGGGTCGGAGTGCTGGGACGCGGGACGGGCGCCATACCCGATGGTGCTGGTGACGATGGCGGCCACGCCTGCCACGGCATGAGGGTTGCGGCGGGCGAAACCCAGGGCGCGGCGCCCGTCGGCATGGGCATTTGCCAGTACCTCGCCGTTGATCGGGCCGAATCCGGGATTGCCCGCCCAGCGGCGCCCCTCCGCACGTAGCGGCAGGGTGTCCCAGGTGGTGCGGGTGCGAAGCGGCGGGGCCTCGCGCCCGATCAGCCGCCCCAGCAGCGCGGGCAACCTCATGGGTTAGGCCCGCTGCCGCATCGCCGCGCGTTCGGCAGCCAAGCGCGGCAGGTCCGCTGTCATGCGCTGGTGCAGCGGTCCCAGGATCGCCGGTAGCAGGATTGTGGTGGTGCTGGAGGGGATCAGGTCTTCGTCTGGATCGCCGCGCAAGGCGTCCGGCTGCCAATCGCCGTCAGTGTCATAGGTCCAGGCCCGCACCACCCGCCGGCCGGTATCGGCGCCGATGTAGACAGAAAGGGCAAATTCCCAATGCTGTCCGATTGCGGCGCCGCACGCGGCGGCGAACACGGGGCTGACGTAGAGCGGGGTGCCGTCAGGCTTCCTCACTGTGCGGCCGTCAGTCGTCAGCGTGGCCTGGGGCTGCCACGCCTCGCGGCCGTAGAGCGCCCGGGAGGCGTGGCCCATCAGCTCGCGGTCGGCCACGCCCAGGTCGTCAAGCACTCCCAGGACCCGGGACGCCAGCAGGGCGGCGGGCGGGAAGCGGAGCGTGCCCCAGCCGGAGGCGGGGGCAGCGGCTTGGATGAGGCGAGCGCGTTCTTGGCGCCGTAGCCGCCCCTCTGCCACCTCTTCGGACAGAGCCGGGCCAGCCATCAGCCCCTTCGCCCTGCAAACGCGCCAGGAGGGGGTTTCGGGCGGGTAGGCAATCAGGGAGCTAAAGCTCTCATCGTCCACGGCTAGCACTCCACTTCGAATCAATGATTAGAAGCGGTATCCGAATTGTATTTATGGAGTCAAATTAAAAGAATCCTCCGGTTCAATATCTATATGCCGGCATATAGACTCATTATATTGATACCAGTATGAATGATTATGCTTTTATGTTGTATAAAACTACAGTTTGTAGTTTAAAATTACATCGTCATAAGCCCCTGGGGCGGACAGATCGCCGGAATTTACTTCCGAAATACCCGCTATCGCCAGTCGCCCCACGGCTTCGGCCTTTAGTCGCCCTGTCGGACTACCTGTCTGACAGCCGTTCCGGCATAGTCCGGCTGTCATCGGAGTAAGACAGCATGTCGGACACAGGCCCGAAGCCCTGGACCATCCGCAACGTGACGCCAGAAGCCCGGGAAACCGCCATTGCTGCCGCTAAGGCTGCCGATGTTGATCTCGGCGCATGGGTTAGTCATGCGATCCGTCAGACAGCCTTGTCCGACCGGGGCGGCATGGCCGGCGAGGTTCTGTCGGACAGGGTGTCGGACAACAGCCCCGATAGCCGGGAAACGGTGGCCACGCTGTTCGCCGGCCTCGGGCAGATAGCAGGCGTCAAAGGGTGCGGTGGTCTGGCAGAGCGGACCCGGGCGCTGATCGACCAGCACCTAGACCGGATGGCGCTGGCACCGCTGCCAGGGCCATCCGGTCTAGGTGC